GTCTGATTCAGGCTGTTGATGGATGCCTTGTTGCCGTTAACGTCCGTCTGCAGGCTCAGCAGCGAGCGCGCGGTTGCCTCCCTGTCGTTGACAATCACTTCATCAATGCGGTCCAGATTCGCGCTGTTGCCGGCGACCGATGCAGACAGAGTTTTACGCGCAGCCACCTGCGCCAGCCCGTTCTGGATAATGGCAATGGCTGAGTTCTTCACCCCGCCCGTCATGCCGTCCATAGACACGTTGATGCTGTCGATTCGCTGGCCAAGCGCGGTATCAGCCGTGGCGACGGTCTGCTCAAGATCTGATAGAGAGGACGACACATCACCGACCGTACTTGAAAGTTCATTAACGCTGGTCTGGACCTTCCCGATGTCCTGTGCGTTTTTGGCGATTTCCTGCGCCTGCAGCTCCAGTTCGTTGTTGGCCTGTTTTATGTCATCAACCATGCCAGCAATTTTTTCATTGCTGTCGACGGCATTCTCAACCACATCCTTCAGTAAACCTGTTTCCTCCATCTCCTTGAGAATGGAATCGGTGATATCAGATACGTCCGTGCTCGACTGACCAAATACCCACTCTGTCCAGTCGCTCTGATTGCCCAGGCGATCAACGAGCCTTGCCCGGTACCAGAATGTTTTTCCGGCAAGCAGCCCCATTTGCTGGTAGGACGATGAGGGATAAGGCACGTCTGCCAGCAGTAACGGTGAATCGCCGTTTGCCGTGGCGCTGTAGTGGATTTCTGTCTTCTGCGTGTCCTGCGCCCCGGACGGAAATCCCCAGGAAATGCCGATCCCAAATACTAAAGGCTGCGTTGCGAGGTTCACGGGCATCGGCGGTTTTCCGACCTTACCCGTAAGCGCTGTCTCAGCTGACGTTGCCCAGAGGGATGCGATATCGAGCGCGTTAACCGCGCGGATTCGGACCACGTAGCGCCCGGAGTAAATTCCATCAACCTCAAAGCGCGTGTTGCCGGCGCGCGGAACGTTAATCCAGTCGCCGTTGTTCTGACGCCACTGCGCCTCATAGGCAACGGAATTTTTGACGGTATCCCACGTAACAATCATCGTGGTGATACCTATCCCCTGTTCAACGCGGTAAACACTGGAGAGCGTGATATTTTCCGGCATTCCCTGACCGCGTGGCGGCACAACGCTGACGGGCCTGTCTTCAATCACCGCACCGTCATCAACGCGCGGAAACTTGTTCGGATTGTAAGGCAGGCCGTTAATGGTGACCGTGTTATCCGAATTAACCATAAGCCGCTTAACGCGGAATAGCTGAATGGCTAAATCAGGCTGGTCAAGCACCCAGGCTGATTCAGCATTTGGGGTAACGCTGTACGCTGTCTCAACGGTCACTGCGCGTCCGGAGACGCTTTTCACCTTCCTGCCTTCGGATTTGCCGGTGGGAAGGTTAACGATAAGCGTGTCCCCCGCTTTCGCAGTCGTAATACGGTCAAGCGTGACCTTCGTTCCGGAGGCTGCAGCTACGCGACCGCCGTTCTCGCGACCGGCCAACGGGGCGTTATTGAGGCCGATCACCTTGCCTATACGCGGGATTCGCCCTTCCATCCCTGTTTTAAACTCCACGCCATTGTCATCGCGGTTGGTTTCAATAGCGTAAAGCCCGTGCCGCTGCGCTTCTGATTCCCGCGTACACCCGATACGGGACAGCTCTATGGTGTTAAAGCCGAACCGGTTAGAGACTTCCGGTACCCAGGCGCTGGCCTGATCGTCCTGATAGCCGTTGGCCGGATTGCTGTAGGTGACGATTGCTGACGAGTAGTTCGTCTTTTCCGATGTGCTGGAGAAGTTAAACGCGCCCACGATATTCGACTTGTTGAACACAAAAGTCGGGGTCCAACTCGCGGGGCATATCGGCGTCAACTGACAGAAGATTGTTGGACCAGCTGATCATCCCCCTGAAGATGTTCGCCAAATCCATCAGCACGGTCCAGGCATCAGTTCGCTGGGAAATGTACAAATCGCAAAGATACCGCGCCTCTTTCCCGCCTGCTCCGTCCGAGACCGGCGCATCGCAGTACTGTGCAATCTGATACAGGGTCCATTTATCGACTAAATCAGCCGTGATCCGTTTTCCCAGACCGTATCGCTTGTTCAGCACGAGATCGTAAAAAATCCAGGCGGGGTTGTTTGTCCATGCCCACTTAAACGGTTCCGTCCCAGGTGCCGCTGTAGGTGCGGGAAACAGGATCGTAGTTCGCCGGTACGCGGACGATTATCCCCTTCATTTCCACGGTGACGTTTGGCGTTCTCCCGTCAAACAGCTTCGAATCAAACTGGATGAACAGTAGCGACGTGTGCGGATAGCGCAGCTTGGCATCGACAATATCGGTCATTGATTCAATACGCGAAGTATCCGCATGCCGTCCATCAGTGGTATTTTCCGTCAGGCGTCGGACGCGGATTTGCCAGCCGGATGTCGCTGTCGGCAGGTCAATTCGATAGCTCCGCTCATACCCGGCTGCGGCAATGCCGTCCGCCTCATCCGTGCCGTATTCTACGTAGGAACCGCCATCGGTTGAAATATCGATAGCGAACGCTATCCGGTAGCCATCCTTCCCGCCGCTGTCACGAAGTTTATAAACCCCGTTCGGAAATTTAAGCCGCAGGCGCACTGCAGAAAGCTGGGTGTTGTTAATGGATTTAACCCACGGCGTCCCGTATTTCAGCTCCGTGACAACGCTGATTTCATTCTCTACTGCCGGGAAGCCAGCAATATAATCCTGATCCAGCGTGCCGCTGCGCCACTCCCACGTCACGCCAGGAAAGTTTTCGTTGCCAGCATCATCAAGCAGTGGCGTGCCATCGAGATAAATATTTTTTCCGGTAAAGTCTCCTGCGCTTCCCCCTCGGTCAGCGCCAGCAGAATTTTCATGTACGCTACGGAGGCGATCTCGGTACCGCGATTGCCGCCTTTATCACCGCCGCCACCGCCCCCTTTCGAACCCCTGATTACTGCCATATGCAAACTCCGGGCAAAAAAAACCCGCCTGAGCGGGAAAATTAAACATGTTGCGAGAAAAGCGTTATTGCTGTTCTTCTGCGTAGATTCCGCCGCTGATAAGAACACCGGCGACAAGACGCTTACCGTAGAGAAGATTGACGCCGTTCCCCGCTGCAGACTGGTTGATTGGGGAGCCAAACGAATAACTTTTCCGGGTATCGCCGGAGTCCATCGTCATGCCCTGGTACCGCTGGGCGTGAGCATCTGGACAACGCCCCCAAGTGCCATTGCCGCCCCCATTTTGTAGAGGAACGGCGAGGCCACAGCAGCTGGCGTAAAGCTCAGCGCAAAACCCACCGCTACCAGCACCGCGCCGAAGATGGTCTGGAACACTCCCGCCTTTTTACTGCCGATAATAACCGGCGCAATCCTGATAACGTCATGCACACCGTTCAGGTGCAGCTCTTCTGCAGTCACGTTGCGGGAGCCGTTAAACACGCTGTAGGTCACGCCGCGTCCTTCGCTCGTATCAAGCCAGCGCTCAAAGCCAGGGAGCATGATACAGAGCGCCCTGATAGCCTCCCGCACCGAGGAAACGGAAAGGCGGTGCTCACGTCCAAATAAAGAGCCGAGCTTGCCATAGAGCCGTACAAGCACGATTTTCTCAACTGTGTTCATCGCCATTCTGATACCTCAGTGTCAACATTGTTCTCTCGCGCCACATACCGCCGTAGGGAACGACGTCGCTCAGCTTGCCGTACATGTGGTGCAGCATTTTCCCGTCGCCCAGATAGATGCCTGCATGGTTGATTTCTTCTGCCTTGTACTGCATCAGGATCACATCCCCCTACCAGCAGCTCTTCGGCGTGAGAATAAAATCCCGCTTCGGCATAGTGTTTTACGTAAAGGTTTTCGCCGCGCGTCCACCAGTTGTCGTCACGGTGAAAATCAGGCAATTCGATGCCCCGCTCCTGCTGATACCAATCCCGGATGAGCCCGTAGCAATCCCAGCTGCCGTGTATAAAGGGCCGCTTGAGAATCGGTGGTGTATCTGCCGGTGTTGTCACCGTGTACTCACCGCCTGGCCACGACATGATCATCCATGGGCAATCCGGAGTCATGGCACGACTTCAGGTCGTCGGAGGAAGCGTGCGGCCCCGCATCCGGATGTGAATGAACGATGGCCAGCACCTCCCCCACTATCCTCAGCATCAGCCCAGGCCTGCGCAGATATCATGAAGTGCTCAGAGGGATTTTCGTGTGAATTACTGCAGGGGATGTACCGGCGCTGGCGCGTGGTGCGAATAATCAGGCCACAGCATTCGTGGGGATAGGCTGCAGCAGCGTGTTTTTCAATGGCACTAATAAGTCGCTGACTCAGCACGATTAAATCCTCGTGATCGCAATCGCCGGAAAACCGCCAAACGGCAGCTGCTCATCTTCCCCCCAGCGCAGCTTGCAGCCTGCGACCGTTCCGGAGCAGACATCATCTGCAGGGTTATCAACCGGGTTGCCGAACTTGTCGAAATACTTCGTGCCGGTGTAACCGCAGTCCGCACCGCGATACTGGCCCTGCAGGCACCAGGCGCAACGGCTGGTCATTTGTCTGGCCGGAACCTTCTGCCCGGTCACGTCAACAGGCGAGCTGAGCTTGAACTGGACGTCCGTTTCGTTATCCGCCGTTTTGCTGTCGATGTAAAACACCTCCAGCTGCTCGGCAGTCGGATCGGCTTGTGAGTTCCCGTCCGGGAAATTACTGGCATCGAGGTAATGCGCATACGTTCGGTGGATGGTGACCTTTGCCTGCTTCATATCCTGAAAAAGGTGGCACAGCGCGGAGATCGAACCGTCCAGATTCCCAACGGATAATTTTGGCGATATCGGCGTTCCATCGCCGTTGGCTTCGATATCCTCAATCTGGCATGGCCAGAGATCGTATCTGATTCCCTGCCAGTAAATCGGCTTACCCGGTAGTTTCGATTCATCATCTCCGGCAGCGAGGATTTCTTCTTCCGTGTACGCTACTGCGTGGTTGTGGAAATAGAGAACATCGGCATCAAAGGCGGTGCCGTCAACTTCGAACAGAGTGATCTGATTGCCGGGTTCGAGTTTTTGATCGTCAGCAGTAATGCTCATCGCTTCCTCACTTACAGGACACTACACCAATAAAAAACCCGTAATCCGGGGTTTCATATGAGTGGATAAATAATTAATTGGCTAGCTTTGCACTATTGGCTCGGCCCGATATGCCGTTGAGAAAGTGACTGATATAGTCATTCGCGCAAAATCAAGAGCCGTGACTTTCAGTTGCGATGCGCGGTAGAGACCAAGTTCACCCAACGGGTTGGTCCATTTGAATGCTTTGACTTCGCCATGCTCGCGCAAAAACTTGAGCACAGGCTTCATTTCCTCATTCATACCGGTGAACGTTAATGGCCATGACTGCGTCTCAGGGTTAATGCCCTCTCCGGTTGCTGCCTCATAGCCATCGCCGTACTGTACGCTGCTGGTTCGGTACTTAAAGTCTCCCACAGGGCCATTACGCGGAGACCAGTTAAACGTCTGCAATGCCATCAGGCCATCCTCATTTTGGTGTCAATCATGCCTCCGTTGGCCAGTTCGCGATCAAGCGTTTCAATAACAAACTGCTTGAGTCGGGCTTTGGTCTCGCTGGTCAGAAGCTCCTGGCTTTTTGAGGAAGGTTCCTGGCTCGCGCCGCCCTGCTGAATGACCTGCAGCGGAATAGTTAAAGAAAAATGGACGTTGCCCTGACCAGCAGAGGGCTGCAAATACGAATCTCCGGATGGTTTTGCCACGCCACCACCGACCAGCCCACCTTCGGCGTAGCCGTTGCCGTAAGTTAGCTGATTCAGGAAACTGAGCATGCCAGGCTTCTTGACTACAGATTGCGGAACCACCCATTCGCCACGGTGAACCACACCGGCGACGTCATGCTTGCCGCCGTCGCCGGTATAACCCCCGTCAGCCCAACCGAACCAGCTGCTCACACCCAGCGCTGAAGCACCGGATTTGATAGCGTTCAGCATCAGCATCTTCGTGATCATCTTGCCAATATCGTCGATAACAGATACGGCCAGCGATTTGAACTCTCCCTTTCCCTTCGACGCAACATTCCAGAGGGCAGTACCCATGCCATCCATCGCGTTTATGGCAATGTCGCGAACCTGGGTGAACTGGTTTTCAGCGTTAACTCGCCAGTCCGTCAGCCCTTTTTTCATCCCGTCAAACGATGACCCTTCTACCTGCTTTTTCCTCTCTGCTCCGCTACGGACAATTTCCAGCTGCTTCTGCTCTTCATCCCTCAGCACCTCAGTTTGTTTTCGATACAGTTCGGAACTGTGATCAGCAATCGTTTTATCCTGCTCTTCCCGGAGCTTTGCAAAACGCTCCCGGACCTGCTGCTCTGCTACCATCTGGTTATAGGCATCGGAGCTCATGGTCATCTGGGCTACACTGTTAGCATATTCCTGCTGAAGCTGCAGCGTTGAGCGATAAAGCTCCTGGTTCTGCTCCTGAATCTGAAGGCCGAGTTTGCGCTGCTGGTTGGCTTTATCCAGGCTGGCATTAATCTCCAGCTGGTGACGCAGCTCCGTTTCCTGCGCCAGAATGCTGCGCTGGCCAGCGGTCAGGATACGCTTCTCCTTGAGGTCAGCGATTTCCTGGTTGAACTGCGCCAGTTTCTTTTCCGACTGCGTCAGCGTCTCGGTCTGTTCGTTCTGGGACCGCAGCGCGGCCTCTTCCTGGCGAAGCTGATTCAGGCGCGAGGTCGCAGCATCGTCGCTGTACGCCTTCTCGCGGGATTTTTTCTGCTCAGCATACATTTTGTCGATGCCGCGCATTGCCTGCGTGTATTCAGCTGTTCCTTTGGTGAAATTGGCATTAACAAGCGCAACGGCATCGGCCCGCTCTTTTTCACGCGATGTCCCGGCTTTTAGCAGCCCTGAAAGCGTGTTTTCGTCCTTCAGACGCTTAGAAATTTCTTCACGCTGCTTTTTCTGCGCCTGATATTGCTTTTCCGCCTCTTCACGCTGCTTGATTGCCGGGTCAGGAGTGGTATCGAGATCAACGCCTGCACCCGCAGCCATCGCATGCGCGGTGGCTATGTGCGCGTCTCCCATCGTTTTGAACGCATCTGCGACAAAATCTTTCAGCGATTTCCACGCGCTTTTCAGCCCACCTACGTTCGATTCCTGCTCCTTGAGTTTGGTATCAAGGTCATTCATCGCCGCCTGCTGCAGCAGCGCCGTTGCTTCAGAGGTTTTCCCCTGGCGCTCGAGCGTGACTATCTGGTCTATCATGCTGCCGTTGAGCAAAATTCCCTGGTCGGTCAGCTTTTGAAGCGCCTGCAGCGGATCGCCTTTCAGGCTCGACAGCAGCGACACGAGATCGTCGGAGCTCTGCCCGATTTCCTCCATGCGCGTGCCGAGGCTGGCGACCTGCTCCAGCATATTGCCGCCGAACCCGCCGACACGGATGCCGTAACAGCCTTAACGGCGCGATCTGAATCACCGAGGCTGGAGGTCAGGTTCTGCAGATACATCACCGACATAACGGACTGCTGGCCGGATTTCTGTAACGCCTGCG